AAAACGACTCTACAGTCGAGACCTGATGCCAGGTACTCGATACGATTATAAATAACATCAGGATCATAACTCCCGAAGCCATCAAAAAGATACAGGTTCCAATTAGCCACTGTGGCGTCAAAAGCCGCCGTAAGTTCTTCATGAGTATGTTCTCCTAGGTGGAGACTTCGTCCGACTGCTGCGGACATAAGTCCGAGAGCTGTACGGCGGTTTGACTCTTCAAGCGCCAGGTAACCAACCCGTTCTCCTTTGTTAAGAAGGTGAGTGCATAAGTCTCGACAGAAGGACGATTTGCCAATACCTGATCCTGCAGTAATTGTAACAAGCTCACCAAACCTAATCCCGTGAAGCTTGTGTTGTAGTCCTTGAAAGGGGTAGTCATGGTCTGATGGTGGAGATGGTGTTGTGATGACATCGAGCAAGTTTTTTGCTTCTACGATGCCATCTGGTTTGTACTGTTGATGGTTGAATGATAGCAGGTCTCGTATTGCCTGCGTGTCACCAGCCTGTAAAGCGTCTGAGGCGTCCTTGTAGTCGCCTAGAAAGCCGATGAAAGCCTTGCCAGGTGGTAACACACCGGCAGCTTCCTCAGCAGCCTTCCTGCCCGCTTCATCGTCATCCATGCAAAGAATAACTTTGTCAAAAGTTGTGACGTATTCGTAGTTCTTTTGGATGGCTTTCTTCGCTGCGGCTGCACCATTTGGTACAGAGACAACAGCGTAGTAGTTGGGCTGGGCTTCGTAGATGGACATTGCATCCATCTCACCTTCTGTAATTACAAGGGTCTTGGTGAAGTTTGCCTTTTTAATCTTGGTTGTGACAGGAAAGTTCTGCATCCCAAACAGGGACGAGACCTCACCCTCACATCGGAACTGTTTGTCCTTCGTTCTTACTTTTGCCCCGACAACCTTTCCAGAGCTGTCGAAATAATAGTGGCGTAGGACATCTCCATCTTTGTATGTCTTGTAGAACTCTGCTGTTTTTTCAGAGATTCCTCGGGACTGCAGCCGTCCGGCTGATCCTTGTAGTCGTACATTGTGCACGGAATGAGTGTGATTAACTTCGGTACTGTCTCCGTGTGTATGTGTGTAACAACGGAAACAAAAGGTGTGTCCGTCCGAGTACAAGCTATTTGCATCGGACGAACCACATTGAGGACACGGTATGTGTCTAACAAATTCGTTATCGCTCACATGAGCCACTTGATAGGGATATTTGAAAACGAACACCACATGATGTTATTACGTTCGCACCATTTGGCGTACGTCGTTTTACTCTTTTTTGAGATTGTGTTATAGGGTGCCTGAAAGACCATGCGAAGATCAAGATCAGGGTTTTGTTCCTTGACGGCCTTGATCTTCTTACGATCTGCACTATCCCAATAGCCTTTGCACTCAAGGTGCACGCCGTTTGGGAGAATGAAATCAGGTGTGTATTGATGACTGATTACGTATGATACCTTCTCGGTTTCGTACTCGTATTTGACACCCAGATCCACGAGGAGGTCTGCAACCTTCTCTTCTAGTTTGGATCTGAAAGCCATTTAGTCATCCATGTTCTTTTCGATAATAGCTTCAACAACCTCGGTCACAGCACGAGACATCTCGTACTTGAAATCGTTTTTGTCAGCTTTGTATCGCGTTACACAAATGGGAGGTAGCTGGATGTCCAGCGTACCTTTGTAGATCCCAGTTACCTCGTCCTTGGCGACGGTAAATTGAAAGTCAGAAGTCATCGCCAACCTCACCTTCAGGTTCAGCAGGAGTCACGTTCGGGTCAGAGGTTTTGAAACCCTGAGTTGTACCAAACATTGCGACGACTTCATCCTCAGCCATGTCACCAGTGTCCACACCAGCGTTGGCAGAGACTGACACGATCTGTACAGCAGACAGCTTCAGGCTGGTGCCGTAGGTGACAGCATCCTTGAGAATGTAAGGTTTCTGGGTAAATGCCAGCTTGACCTTGCTACCGCTGTAAAGCGGAGTGTTCTCGTCAGTGACGGGAGTGCCTTCAGTGTCCACGATAGCGGGACGCTTCTCTTCATTCCATGAGAACTTGATGACGTACTTGCCATCAGAGACCTCTTCCCAGGGCTCAGGCTTGAGCACGGAACGCTTGGGGTTCTTCAGTTTAGATTCAGCCCACTTCAGGCTGTCGGGTCGATCTGCTTCAAGTTTGTCAATCATCTCCTGACCAACTACAGCCTTGAGGTTGTAGCCAAACTTGCCAGGTTTCATCACTGCCTGAAATCCTTCGAGGATCACAGGCTCTTCAGTCACAAAGGTGGTGCGTGCCATTAACAGAAAAAATAAGTGGATTCAATAACCGATGCAGGTTCCAGTGTGTTGCACATCGGTGGTTCAGTCTCTGCCCCTATTTGATGGGCAAAGGTAGTCAGGTAGTCATGCTCCGCAAATAGGTGCATGTATGTTTCACGAACAATGGCTGATAAAACACCCATGTCAGTAGCACGGCATAAAACCGAGTCGTGTATGAGGGAAATCGGTGCGTCGAAACGGAGTGCAGATAGGTGCAGGAGTGATGCATCAAGTGAATGAATGAGGTTGGGCGCTGTTGCGTTCTTGTGGTGAGCTTTATCAACCTTGTCTGTTTCACCTGTAGCAACCCTAACTTGACATCTACCAAGCAACTGTAGTTCAATTTGCTTCAAGTTAGGTTTCATCAATCGTTGTGTGACTGAGAAACCTGATGGCGTAGTCCACGTTATTTGAGTGAGACCACGATCAATAGCATTGCTGACTTCTGACTCAATCCAAGACATCACAGCCATAGGTCCAGGTACAATGCGATCCATTGCAGAACGTACAGCCTTGACAGTCTCAGTCAAGTCATCCTTTTCGACCTCAATACCTTTCTCCTTCAGTGCTTCGCGGATGTAACCACGATTGCTGAAAGGTTTAGCATTGTAAGGTACGGTCATCACGACCCTTTTAACAGTTTTCCTGTCCATGTAGGGTCTGACTGATGCTGGCACGTTAGGTGCAGCAGCTTCAGCGACAACCTTGTATGCATCCTGAGGTTTATCAGAAGGCAATACATTAACAAGCTTAGCAGTGGATGCATCCCTGGCAAGTCCAGCCAATATCTGGAGACCACTACATGTAGCGTCTGTAGCTACAGGCAGACATGTGTGCTGTCTAGTACACGCTATTACACATGCATAATACTCTTCACATGCTGCCAAGAACTGCCATGGTTCATCAGCGACCTCCCAATCAGGAAGACATCCAATAGGATCTTTAGCTACACGTTTGATGAGTGTGATGTTTTCACGTGTCCATGATAGACGCTCATTCATTGTAGCTTTGTCTAGTCCATAAGTTGTAGCAACTTGAAAGGCTAGCCAATCTTCTGACTCAGGTGTTACAAACGATTGTTCATAAAACTTTAGGAGTGACTTACCAAAGTCTGTATCTTGGGGTGTCAAGAATGCAGGTATTGGGTAAGCACGTCCACGATAATCAAAAGACCACGGAATGTAGAACTTCTCATGTTCTTTGAATATCTTCACTGCGTTCATCGTCATCCTTGTACGACATGACTTACTAAACGCTTGTGAGTTTATGTTGCATACCTCTGCCGCCCTACGCCTGTAGTCTTTACGAGACTCTTTGTTGTCTGCAATATCTACAGGTTTAGGTGGTAGTGGCATCTCAACGATAGGGATGAACTTACCAACTTCAATACCTCGTTCTTGTAATGTCTCAGCGACATCAACAACAAAAGTATTTAGTTTATATGCAACCTTCTGAATCTTGTTCAGAAAGTTGATTGGTGTTTCTCCCTGTATAAGTAAGGGATCGCTCCGGCGAACCATATCGTGACCGCACATAACCTCGTTAAGCAAGTAACCACCTGCTCTTTCGTTAGTCCAGTCATTTGGTTCAACTAACATCGGCCATGCTAGTGGGCTGAACAATCCAGCATTGCTCATAACCTCATCTTTGATGGATATGAACTCAGGTGTAGGTACTACATAGTTGAATAGCTTACGCCCGTCCCTGCGTGTCTCACGTGTAAACCAGTGACTTGACTCGCAGATACAATCCAACAGCCAACCGCCTAGCTTGATACGGTTAGCAATACCCCAACATTGCCAGTGTTCAACATCATACCTGTTCATCAAAGTTGTTACGACCTTGACCTTTTGGTGTGTGCCAATAGATCTGTGGAAGTAATTCTCTTTGATTGTATGCAGCAACCCAGGTACATTCTCCTCATAGAACCTCATCATGCACTCGTTCTCGATAGCCTGACCGATAGAATCGGTGACATTCTGAACTAACGCACTCTTAGGTTTAGAGCTGAACACCTTATCAAAGGTAACCTTGCAGGCAATGGCTGCTGCTGCATCAGGATCTATGTCCTTGAGGAACTCACGTATCTCACGAAAAGCTACACCAGTTTTACCCTCTTTTATCCTGTTGTTAGTTGATTCAATACGTTCAGCCACAAGAGGCAGAAGCTTAGTAATAGAAGCCACGCCGTATACACTAGCTGATGCATACTCTTTATCCTCCAGGTTGGATGTGTTGTCCTGTAGCTGCGCGAGTCCTTGTCTGATCTGCTCACGCTCAAGCTTTACCTGTCGGTCAATCTCAAACGGTGTCGCTATTGTCGTCCTCCTGCTGTTGGTGCATCAGAGTGATCAGCTCATCCTTGTGTGGATGCATCTCGATCTCATCAATGAGAGTGTCGAGCAAGAAATTAAAGGTTGCTTCAGTCATCGTCTCCAGGTGGGTTTGGTCCTACATAATGTAGGGATTCGTGTGTACACACAGTAAACTCGTGTGTCTGTTCGTTGATTAGATCACGGACCTTGTTCTCAGCAGCGTGTTGCCGCTTGTAAACGTACTCCTTTGTTTTGTATGTTCGGAGGTTGGTTGCTCGGATGATACAGGCTACGTCAGCAGGCAGCTCCCACCCTGCAACCTTCCAATCCATGATCTCTTCAAAGGTGTGTGTCATGAATGCTTCATCAGGAGCATCCTTGAACATCTTCCAGTTGTTTGGAAAGTAAGGTTGTTTCTTACCACTCATCGGCTAGTCTCACATCAACAAGGTACAAAGATCTATCTACGGCCAACTCAAGGGCAGACCAAGCTGCCTCTTCGGAGTCATGAGCGAGGATATAGAGTGTCTCCCCACTAGATAGACATACGTGGTATTCACGTAGTGGCTTTCGGCTTACGCCTACGTGCTGATCTTGGCTTTGTAACATTAGGCTCCATGCGAGTGTAAGTGTCACGTTTGGCTAGCTCTTCATAGATGTCATTCCATCTGTGACCTTGATTGCCATAGTGATGCAACCAACAATAGATTGCGTTCTTGATAAAGTAATCATCATCTAATGATTTACTTTTTACGTTTGTCATTCGTGTTCCTCATAATCAAAGTAAGCATATGGAAACCGTTCACTGTAATCGTTAACAAGATTGGCAGCGTGTTCAAATGTTTTGGTTACAGACATCAACTGTTTACCGTTGATGTTATCCCAATCGTATTTGTAAACGTGATAAGTCATTTGTTGTAGTATTTAGAGGTGATTCGGTTAGCACGTTGCCAGATGACAGCCGTGCTGAACAATCCTACCATACCGATGATGGCAAAGATGATGTTTGATTCAGTCCAGATCATTTTCTACACATTGAAGGGTTTGCTTTGCACAGTGCATCCATGCGTTTGTCCTGTGCTTCCTTGACATTCTCAAAGCCTACCAGGCCGATGTGCAGCCCGAGCAAAACGATGAGTGTGACTAATGTGATTCTCATTCTGTGTCGTCAGAAAATTCAGAGATGGTTGCTAGGTACGCATACATGTGTTCATGCATACCACGGTCATGATACTCATTGAGTGTATCGTACCATGTGTGTACGTACTCATGCAGTTGCGTATACAAAGTAGTTTCCAATGTCATTGCGAATGGTGTTAACTTTGTCCCAGTCAATAGATTGGTATGCGTCCTTGATCAGGATAGCACACACGATTGAGTGGATGATGATGAACTTGCTCACGTCATACGTGAACTCAAGTAGAAGTGCGAATGCATACAGCATCCACAGAAGTGGGTGATTAAGTGTCATTTGATTCGAGTGAATGTGTAACCGTGTTGGAAAGGAATGGTGAAACCAGCACCATCCTCGTCGTCCTGGATATACCAGACATGTTGCTTCTGATATACACCTTGATTGTAACCATCACACAACCCGTTGATGATAGCATTGAGACGTGACTTGGTGGTGACTGATTGCCAACCACCATCATAGATCTCAACCTCATCCTTGCTAATTGTAGCAATCAGGTTCTTGTGTAGATATACACATGATACCTTACGTGATGGTGAGTACAACACCTCGGTGTTATCATTGCGCCAGTCCTTGCGGGACTTGATGGCGCTGATCATTTGTTGTTCGATCTTACGCATTAGGCAAATACCTCCATGTGTGGGAATGTTTGTCCTTGGTGTACACGAGAGACGGTGATAGTTTCACCGCCCAGGTCTACACTCCAATCAAAGGCAGCATCAACTGCCTCTGCTTCTGAGGTGAACCACTCCTCGTCAGGTCCATGTGAGATGATGAATGTCATTTAGTTTTCTCCTTTAGTGCAGCAGCGACAAGCTTGTCACCGTACTTGTCTTGGTCTTTGTTAAGTTTGATGTTGCGTTCAGTTAGTACATCCCACTGAACAGCAAGGTTTGCGACCTTGATACATTTCTGAATCATGATCTTCTCGATCTCTTCAGCTGCGTTGTGGTATGTCCAGAACCAGGACTCACCATCATCGCCGGTGAACTCTTCGAGTACCTTGTCCTTGCTTTCTTCTACACCTTCAAAGTCCCAGGACTTATGACGTGTAAGGTCAAGCGAAGCAGAGAGATTGTTAATCTCACGCAGCAATGCACATTGCTTGGCGTTAATGCGATTCTTTTCTTGAACTGCGTCCCTGATCTTGGCTGTGTATTCTTGATACTTAGGATCAGCGGACTTCAGTTTGTACTGCTCGTGATGCACCACATCTCAACAACACACCAGACTAGGCGGTTCTTGAGTGTATCAATGCAGTCATCATCTTCACATAGGTCCTTGATAGAAATGTCACAGTCGGACAGGTAATCAAGGATCTCTTGCTCGTGCTCATCATAGAAGGCACAAGTCTCGCTGTAGTAGATGAAACCAGAGACACCAGCAGCGCAGCCGTAGTTAGCTACGTCCTTGATCTCGTCGATGTCATCGAAACGTGCAGTCAACGCGGAGTGCATGGACATGATGATGTGTTACGCAATGTGTACATGTAGGGCGTTGAGCCCAGGCTCATGCCAGGCATTGCACCTGGCAGCGGGCTATGATCCCGTGAGCTGTGCCTGTCAGGCAGGCAGACCAGCGGTCAGGTCAGGGATGACACGGAAGCTGGTACGTGCTGTGTCCAGCAGGTTGTGGTTGATCCAGAACCCAAGTGACATGTTAGGGTTAGCCATAAGGCTAGCGATAGCACGACGAGACACGTTCTTGTACTCATACATGTTGCCGTTCTTGAACGACACAATGGCTACGCCACGGAGCAGGTCAACGTGGACGAACTCAGCAGCAGCAGAGGTACGAGAAGCAGAATAAGTGAACATGAAATGTTAAGTGAAGTGAACAATGGCTGCGTCCATGAGGAGCAGCAAAGCCTGGTCAGGGACTCGAACCCTGGTGCACGCCGGTGCATGTCAGACACCCATGAGCATACTTGTATGCCGCCTGTGGGTCGGCGGCGACGGTGTAACCGTCACACATCGTAACATCCTGGCCGGCCAACTGGTCAAGCACCTCCAGGCTCTACGGCTTGCTGCAGGTGACTGCACC